TAACCTTGCGAGCGCCCTCTGGCTTTTTGCACTTTTTCAATGCCAGTCACCTGAAAGGTGATTCCTGAAGACTCAAAATTATTTCCAGCTGCAGGATGGTTAGGTACAAAAGGATTGCTGCTGTTATATGGACCACCGTCGCCAGTTGCGCCAGAACCACGACGAACAGTAAAGCTTGCGCCACTCAACCAGTTGTCAGAACTATCGACAACCGTTACTTCTTGTTCAAGATTAAATACGAATGTTGCACCATTGGCTTTTGCGTAGTGACCGTCTGGAAGCCGCAATTTTCTCGCTCGATACTTAAGAGTGACTGTGCGGCCTCCTGCAACATTTTCCTTCTTTACTGCAGTGACTGTTTCCCCTTCTTGCGCTCCTGAGGCATCAGCGCTACCAAACACTGAATGCGTAAACGCACCATTTCGCCCTTCAGTTAATCCACTAGGGTCAGAAAACAAGCCAGTCCGCCGCACACTTGTAACTGAAGTTTGCTCCTCTTCGACATCACTTGGCAAATAATTATCTATAGAGATGCCTGACGGATAATTGTTTTCTCTTGTGGTTTCAGCGAATTCAATGTCATTGAACAATTCTCCGATCTTGTCAATCTCGCTTATGAGGACTTTGCGCCCTTTGGTTACAAGCCTAAAGGTTCCTGCTCCGCCAACGCTTACGTTTTCATCAATACTATCTTTAGAGTCAGCGTCTAGCTGAATTAGCTTTTCCTCTTCTCCAACAGACCTCAACTCAGCAGTGGCCCTTGGCACAAACTTGTATTCATACTCTGTTGAAGGTTCTGGATGCCTGAAGCGCAAGAAGTTGTACTGCCTGACAGGCTTATTGCCTGTGATAACAAAAATTGTAGGCTCGCCAGTGCTTGCCTCAACAATAGGGGAAAAAGCAAACTCATTGTTGCTTGAGTCGAGCCCAGCCTTGCGAATATAAACGCTAAAGGCAGAGCTTCTTTTGACTGAAGTTGAAATTGTTCCAGACTGTATATTCAAGCCGTCATCATCAGCATCATCAAGCTCCTCAGGGCTGATAAGACTTTGAAAATTGCAAATTCCATTCAATTGTTGATGAACAGTGCTCCCAATTCCTATCTCTGTTACGTCGCAAGGGCGATTGTTCCTAACTAAAGCGCGAGCATACTTTGTCAACACAAAAAATCCCGCGCCAACGGCAGCCTCGTTGTCATTTATAAATCCTTGGCCTGGCTCAATGACCTTTGATTTATCAACAAGACCAACTCGTGAGACACGAGCTTCAGACGTGTCGATACATTCAAGCTCAATGACCTGATCCTGTCCGTTACTTGCTTTAGGCTCAAAAATATCAACCTCTCGATTGATAACTTTCCAAACAGTTGCACCTATAGAAAACAGCTCGCCAAGCTGCATTGCGTCATCAGCAGCAATCTGCTGAGACTCGATTTCACTGTTAATATCGTCAACACTTGCTTTGTTTTCATAAATGTCTTTGTCGATTCTTGTATTACTAATCAAGTATTTAATGCGGTCTCCAACGGAAACATTCCGCTCACTGCGAAACTCATCGCTAAACGTCACCGACCCGCTTCCGGTGTACTCATAAACACCCATCCTGCGGCTGTAGTTTCTGCCGACGCCAGCCATGCTGGATTTGCGTGTTTCGTTTTTTTTGGGTTGGAATAAACCTGCGATTTTTATTCGCTCAAAATTCAAACGTCCTTCTGGATCCTTGTCAGGGATAGAAACATTGCGCCAGTTGACCCTGTAGGCATTCCCATTAGGGATAGGGGCATAAACGCCAAATTCGTTGTTATTTGCAGGGCTGTACGCATAAGAAAAGCCTTTCTCGTTGTCACCTTCAAACGTGGGACAAAGGAAAACATCTTCTGTTGGAGCGGTACGGCCATTGTTTGGGTCAGCTGAGTGCGCCTCTCCACTGCTACCAAACTGCTTATTGCGCACTTGGATTCGAGGATAACCTGAGGAAGTCGTGTTGCGCTTCCAGTAAAAAGCAACGTTGTCGTCGTAAACAGCGTCTAATGCATTGTTACCAAGGAAGATACCTGCACGATTTGGCTCAATAATTCCGTCAGGTGCAACATTGTCGCCACGACCTTGCTCGCCAACAACAAACATCAGCTTGGCTGATTGCTGCCTGCCATAGCTGAGCATTCTTGACCAAACAAGTTTTGGTGTGACAAGCAGTCCGCCTACGTTCTCAACCGAGTTGTACAGGCCAAAAACGATCGGAATTGGTGAGTTGTAGTCAGCCAGCTCAGCTGTGGTGTCAAAGCCAAACGATGGCGTAAAACGATTGCCACCACGAATACTGTCTAGTTGTCGCTGAGCGTCACCAGACGCCTCAGGTGCTTTTGGCTTCGGGGTAAGCAGATAACTGACAGCACCAAGGACAAGGCCGATTGCTAACTGGGTAAGGAAAGTCCCTGTCGATATTGGCTCACAGCGAATATCAGGAATGCCGTCATATGCAGCAGGTCTGACCTGCCCTCTCTTAATTGCTTCTGCTACGAAATATCGATACTCGTCTTCACTGCAGCCAATCGTTTTGATTAACTGCTTCTCATACGGAAGCAGTGGTAATTCTGAAACAGTCGCACCGATGACCAAGCCACCTTTTCCGATTGCCTGTTGATATAGAGGACTCCGTTCTGCCATGTGACTGCGAATGCCCAAGATTGCTGCGGCAGCAGCAGAATGTCCCCATCATACTCAGCTGTTTTTACGCGAAAACCCCACGACATCAAGTCGCGGCAAATTGACCACTTGCTATCGGTGTACCAAGACTGCTTGAAGGCAGGTGCCTTGATGCCCATACGCCCTAGGGCGACATAACAAAGATGAATGCAGTCAATCTCTTTGCCGCTGCCATCAGCTCCTAGCCGGTAGGGCCTGCCGACAAGATCACCGCAGTCGTACATTGCCAGTCGTAGGAAGTCGGCCAACAAGTCGCTGGGTCAGATTGCGACGAGGAACGTCTGCACCAACAGCATCGAGCACGCTGCCGAGCTGCAAAGTCAATGCTGTCGCATCCCACTTTCCGCCAGTGACTTGACCGTGATACACATGCACGCGAGTGCTGGTGGTGACTGTGGTGGAATCCGGGTCCACTGAAACCACATCAACACGAGCTAGCCACCGATTTTTCACAGCCTCGTCTGCCCATTTCCTAGTCAAAGCATTGTTTGGAAAAACTAAGTTTGCATCCATGCCATCGCCGTTCTTGTTGATCGTTGCTCCGCTAAACCCAAACGGAGCAAACTCATGGTCAACCGAGTCGAAGCTGATGACCTTGCCAATAAAGAAGTTCTGAAAGGCGTATTCAATAGAGCCGTAGTAATCGCCCACGCCAGTTCGCACCGCAGATGGCGGCGTGAAACGCATGAAGTTGCCTACAGAAAAGGTCGTCATACGCCGATTCTCCTGCGAGTGCTGCTGCTCATCTGCAGCCTACGCAGGGTTTGCTGCTCTCCTCGCTGAGCACCTTGTGCAGCAGCTTGCTGCAGACCCTGCTGGAACTGGTCGGCAGTTACATAGTCGACATTGTTGATGCGCTCAACGCTAAAACGAACATCAATCGGTGACGCAACACCAACGCCACTGCCTTCTGACATTGAGGCAACACCATTGCCTGGGATGACGCCAGGGCCACGCACGCCGCGTGAGTACCGAGCCATGCTCTCCCGCATCTTGGACTGAGGAATGATGTACTCAGGCTCACCACCCTCGCCAACCATCCCAAGAGTTGGCTGGCTAACTACGCCGCCTTGATTAAATGCTTTGAAGCCGCCTTGGACATAGCCGCCTTCTGCAAATTTAAAACCACTAGGAAGACTGCCCATGGATGGCAGCCCTAAGTCAGTGCTAAATAAGGACTGTGAATCTAAATTTGAAGCTAGTCCACCACCACCGCCACCGCCAAACATCGAGCCGATAATCATCCGCACAAACTTGAGTGCAGCAAGCTTCAATGCCTCGGCTGCGATTTGAGCAGCCATGTCAGTAAAGTGATCAGCAATGCTCCGGAAGAAGCTTGCAAGCGCCTCTCGCGCTGTCATTGAGCCATCAATAATCCCTCGGAAAGAATTCTTGAACGCATCACCCATTGCGTTCACAGCGCCAATCACTTGATTAAGTGGGTTGGTCAACTCGTCAAGCGCCTTCTTTTGATTAGCGATTGCCTCTTCTAAGCCCTCGGCAAAGGTTGGTTCTTTAATCGTTGATCTCGCGGTGCCCTCTGTTTTCTCCCTGTCTTCATCAAGCAGTCTTAGCTTTTCTTTCAATGCTGCAATTGCATCATTAATGTGATCCACCTCTTTTCCAGCGGCAAGAGCTGTAGCTCTTTGTGCCTCAAGATTTGCAATTTTTGCGTCAAACTTCCTGACTTCTGCTCTGTACGCCTTGTCGATGGCAACCAACTCTTTTGCAAGCTCAGGGTTAACGCCTTCGGCGATTAGACGCTTATGCATCTTGTCGCCGTTCACTTTGTCTTTGATTCTTTGAGCGATTGCTTCTAAAGGACGCTTTGCCTGCTCGTAAAGTTGATTGATGCGATTTTGAAGCTGAAGCTCATGCGCTTTCGCTTGATTTGTTTTTGCCGCATCTGTCGCTCTCTTGATTTCCTCGTTTGTTCCATCGCCTAATAGCTTGTTAATCCTTGTCTGCAGTGCCACACGCTGATTATCTTGCTGCGCCAGTAAACGGCCAATTACACCTTGCGCCCGACCAATCTTGAGCTGCGCTTCAGATCGCTGCTCGAGCCTTTGCGCCTGCTCAATGCGGCGGGCCAAAGACTTGTCGCCGCCCTCGTCTTCTTCCGTTACTGGCTTGTACTTGAATGCACCTCGCAGCAAATTCAGATCTAAATCAGCCCCTTGAGTTTCGTCATATGGAGCAAGGAAAAGCCTCTCCTGCAAGTCGGCTATTTCTTGTCTAAGTGTTTGCTCTTTTATAAATTCTCCACCACCCTCTTCAAATTGCGCGGCCAAAGGGTCATTGCGTTTGCTTAATGCAAGTTTTCGTTTTAGCAGCGCATCAAGCTCTTGCTGTTTTTGCGTTAGGACAGGCTGTACCTGTGCAGCCGTGCCTTCTCTAATCAGCAAATTTAGTCGCTTTTGTTCTTTCGCGGCGTTGTAAATATGACCAGCTAATGTTGCAACTGTAATTGCAATTGCTGTAAACGGATTAGCAAGTCCTAGCGCAACCATTCCAGCCTTCAATGTTGCAATAGCTTTAGTAATTCCTCCAATTCCTGTAGCAATTGCGGTCAGCTTTGCTATTCCAAACACGCCAAAAGCTGCAAGCGCTGCAACAGCAAGAGTGTCCAAGTTTTTGGCTAACGCAAGAAATAGTCTTCCAATCTTGGGCAAGACTGCGACGAGGGTGGGAGTTATCTCGCGAATAAACTCTGCAAATGCTGCCTGGAACTGGGCTCCGATTGGTATCAACGCTGCGCCAACGTCAGCCTGCATATCTCGAATGGCAACTGACAAGCGAGCACCAGCCTCAGCATTTGATCCTGAAATTTTCTCCGCTGTTGAGTTGTAAGTGTTGCCAAGCTCAACAATAAAATTCATCAGCTCATTCAAGCCGACAGTGCCTGCCTTCAAATTCTTCTGAAGCTCAGGCAGCGTCATGTTGTTTGCCTTAGCAAACATGGTTACGGCACCAGGCAAGCGCTCACCCAACTGACCTGAAAGCTCTTCAGCGCTGACCTTGCCTTTTGAGAAGACCTGCACCATCGCGGTGATAGCGCCCTGCACGTCCTCAGAGCTGCCACCTGTTGCTTTAATCGCAGCTGTGACATTTCGGAACGTTAATGCTGCATCTTGAACAGGGCCACCTGCGCCAGTAACTGCAGCAGAAAGACGAGTAATCCCTCTAATTGACTGCTCTTGAGGTACGTTTAAATTTTTTGTTGCTTGCTCTGCAATCTGCAAGGCAAAGTTGTATTCATTCTGGTTTGGAAGTATTCCATTAAGAGCGATCTTTGCCTTTTCGATGCTGGCTGCATAATTAGCCATTTCGCCAACGGCTTGGCGCAGCATCCCAACTTGCGCACCAATCGCTGCGCCAGCAAAAGCGCCTTCAACTCCGCCAAATGCGCCAAGAGCGCCACCAATCGCGCCCTCAGGTCCACCGAAGATGCCTCCAGAAATAATTGCGCCAGCAGTCTGAGTAGCTCTCCGAGCACCCATGCCGCCAGACTTCTTAGAAGTCTTCCCCAGCTGCGCATCAAGCTTTTTGATGTCTGCAGTTAATTGCTTGAAAGTATTGCCACCAATTTTTGCCTCATCACGCAAAGCCATCAAGGCATTGCGCTGTGCATTTATGTTTGAAACGCTCTTTATGCTTGCTCTTCCTTGAGCAAGTATCTCGTCTCGTAATCCTTTTATGTTTGGCTTTGCCCCTGAGGCTGCAATTTCAAGGCGCTTGAGGCTGCCTTTGACCTTTTCAATTACAGCCTGGCTGCCGGCATCCTTGAACTTGAGCTGGATGGAAAGAGCTTCAATTGGCTTTGCCATCAGAGCGTTTCCTCAGTTCGGATAGGGCCGTTGCCTCCAAAATCTGAAGGCGCTCCAGCACGTCGCGGCGATCTTCCACATTGTATAGGTCAAATAAGCCACCGGAACCCAGCAGCACTTCGTACTTGAGACCCACATATCCAGCCATGGATGTCGTCCACTGCGTCTGCATACGCAGGAACATCATCACTGCTTCCCAGTTTTCATCCCATACCTCGAAGTCATCATCTTGCTTTTCTTCCTTCTTAGGCAGCTGCAACCCAAAAGCTGCAGCATCATCCTGCGTCTTGTCTTCAACCTGTTTGCCGCCACTCGCCCAGTAGATGGCGGCCTCTTTTAGTTTCCCGCCTCAGCCTCGTTGTAGGTGGCGGTATAAGCGCTAATTACAGCTTTGATCCAATAAGGATCATCTGCAAACTCAGCCAAGGTTTTCTCGCTGAAAACGATGGGAGTACCGTCTTCTTCTTCAATGCCTTCCCAGCCGGCAAGGATCAAGCCAAGCAGTTCGTTTTCATCCTGATCAGCCATCTCAGTAATCACCGAGCGAGACACACGCTTGAAAACCGCGGTGAACTCATGACTGTCAAACTTTCCAGGCTTCGTCTCGCTGGGCTCTTTAACTTCAACAGGCCACTTGAAGGTTTTTACCTTCTTACGAACAAAAGCCATTAGGTAAATGCATAAGCCGGCTCAGCATACACAAAAAAAGGGAGCCCGAAAAGG